GTATCGCTGCACAGTTGGAAACTGCAATTTGGCAAGGTGACGCAACCGGAGCAACTGGCAACTTGAATAAGTTCGATGGTTTGCAAAAGTTGATCGATCCTACTGCAATCGACGCTAACGTGACTGGCTTCACTGGTTTGACTGGTGTGGTTTCAACCGTTAACGCTACTAACGTAATCGCTTCTACTGAAGCTATCTACAAAGCAATTCCTGCCGCCGTAATGGGTAAAGGAGACGTAAAAATCTTTGTAGGATATGACTGGTACCGTTTGCTGATCTTGGCTTTCCGCGAGAAGAATATGTTCAGCTACAATCCACAAGACGCGAATGCTAACAGCTTCATCTTGCCTGCCACTAACATCGAGATAATCGCGGTTCATGGTTTGAACGGAACTGGTGACGCTTACGCGATGAGCATGAGCAACGTAGCGATGGGTGTTGATCTTGAAGACGAAGAAGCTAGCTACAAAGTGTGGTACTCTGAAGATAACGACGAAATCCGCACAAAGGTTGCCTTCAAGTTGGGCGTGAACGTAGCGTTCCCTAGCGAGTGCGTGAAGTTCAAAGCTGCTATCTAAGAATTAATTAACTAACGAAAAAAGGCGGTGTAATAAACGCCGCCTTTTTCATAAATCTAAATACTATGCCTTGTGCGATAACTGGAGGTTACACGATTGACTGCCGCGAAAGTATCGGCGGAATCGAAGCCATTTATTTAATTGAAAACTCCGCTCTTTACGATGCGTCCGGAAATAGCCGCGTGACTGAAGCCAGCGGAACGGTTACAGCGATGACCAAAGCAAGCGGAAAGCGTTTCTGGAAGTTCGAAGTTCCACGCGGTACTGCTTCAAGCTCAAATGCTTTGACTGGTTCACAAGAGAATGGAACGGTATTCTACACGCATCAGGTCGTTTTCCCGGTTAACAGCCGCAACGCTACCGTGAGAAATACCATCGCTACTCTTGCAAAGAATCGCGTTACCATCGTAACCAAAGAAATGGACGGAACGTATCGGATGTTTGGAAAAGAGTTCGGTTTGTTCCTTGACACAACTGAATCAGGATCAGGAACAGCGGCTGGCGACCGTAACGGTTACAACCTGACATTCAGCTCAGTTGAGCGCGAAGATTTCCTTGTGGTTGCTGCAAACGTAGCTGCGAACTTGGAAGTGGCTGGATAAAAGTTCTAACTCTAAATAAAGCGAAGATCCCCGACCGATGAAAGTCGGGGATTTTTTGATACCATGATTAAGTTAACAAAAGACAGCGGCGTTAATTATTTCTATTGTACTCCAATGGATTTTTTGACGTCTATACCTAACTGGGTTTACATTAAGTTTGTGCATAGGGTAACTGGCGAAGTCGTGGAAAAGTGGGATAATTCACTAGGGGCAAGTTCTACAAATCGATACGCAAAATACGGGATTGACACTTCACAGCTTTTCGCTGATTCAACCCAAGGAATGTGGACGTACACGATTCAACAAGCTCCGGATGAAGAAGTTGTTCCGTCTGTTGGTCAATACCCTATTTTAGAATCAGGATATATGTATCTTTACCCGGCTTCAACCTTCGAGCCGACTAAATACGAAGGGCAAACCAATACATTCATAGCTTACAATGGATAACTATAAACACATCGTTCTGAAGTTTGACCGGGCGGTTCAGCCGAAGTTTGAAGAAAAGAGGGGCAAGGGCTGGGTTGAGTTTGGCGAGCTGAACAACTATCCGAAATACCTGATTGATCTTTACAACGAATCGCCAAAGCACGGTGCTATCGTCAAAAGTAAATGCACCTACATTTACGGTAAAGGGTTTGAGAATGGTGGACTTGCAAACAGTCGCGGCGAATCTTGGAACAACATTCTGAAAAAATGCATCAAAGACGACGAGCTTTTTCGCGGTTATTTTATGCAAGTTATTTGGAACAGAATCGGACAGATAGCGGAAGTATACCACATCGACTTCGCGAAGGTGCGAGTTTCCAAAGACCTGAAAACATACTATGTCAAAAACGACTGGGCGGACTACAAAGAAAAGCCGCGCGAATATCCGGCTTTCAATACGAATGAGAAATTCGGCAGTCAGATTCTGTACATTAAAGAGTACAACAATTTAAGTGAAACCTATCCGCTGCCGTCCTATTTTCAGGGATTGAATTACATCGAATCAGACATCGAGGTCAGTCGCCACATTCTAGGCAATGCCAAGCAAGGCTTTGTCGGTTCGACTTTAATCAACCTGAACAACGGAACACCACACGAAGAAAAGCAAGGCGAGGTTGAAAGGTCTTTGTTGAAAAAGTTCACTGGTTCGGACGGCAAGCGCGTGGTTATCATGTTCAACCCATCGCGTGAGAATAGCGCGGAAATCGTCAACTTGGGAACGACGATGTTGACGAAGGAAGATTTTACGAACATAAACAACCTTATTCAACAAGAGATTTTTGCTTGTCATCAAATCGTTTCCCCGGCACTTATGGGAATCAAGACGGAAGGACAACTCGGAAGCAGAAACGAAATCCGTGACGCTTACGAAATCTTTAATAACACATACGTTCAGGAAAGACAAGGCGAGTTCAATACCATGTTCACGCAACTTCGCAACATGAAAGGCGAGTTAGGAGAATTTACCATTCAGCCAGTCGAGCCGCTGAAGTTTGAGTTTTCCGAATCAATCATGAGTCAAAACTTGACACAAGATGAAATTCGTGGAATCATGGGACGCGAACCGCTGCAAAAAACTGACGTAACTGCCGACGGAAGTCAGGCACTACCGGAACAGCCAGTTCAAGCAAATGAGAATATACGGAACTTATCAGGGCGTCAATATCAGAACGTCATGCGTATCGTTCGCAATTTCGGGAATGGAAAGCTGACTAAAGCACAAGCGTCTATGATGCTGAAAAACGGATTCGGATTTACTGACAACGATGTCGAGACTTTTCTTGGAACAGACGAAGATCCGATGACTGACGACGAGGTGCAAAAGTTCAGCATGAATGAAGATGAACGTCTGCTGCATGAGTTCAGCTTGTGCGGTTCGGACAACTTTCAAGCGGTAGACAAGCGCGAGTGCTTTTCAGACGATTTGAACCAGCTTCAAGCGAATGTGCTTGACCTGATAACAAAAGACAAAAATATAACGCCGCCGGTCATCGCTCGCACTCTGAAGGTAACGCAAGACATGGTCCAGGATATTATCGACGACTTTATCGAGAACAATATCTTGAAAGCAGTTCCGAGCAAGGTCAATTCTACTCCGTCCTTCGAGGTGCTGAAACCAGTCAGCGAACTACCGGGTAAAAATAGCAAGTTGACAAAGGCGTTCATTCGCTATACCTACGAGTGGATGCCCGGGTTTTCGGATTCAGACGCGGTGACTAGCCGACCATTTTGTCGCAAGCTGATGGACATGAGCAAGACAAAGACGTGGTCTCGTTTCGATATTGAAAGCATTTCCGAGCGTGTGGGTTATTCAGTTTGGGAAAGACGCGGGGGATGGTACACAAATCCGGACACTGACAAGCCACGTGAATACTGCCGCCACAGATGGGTATCTAAACTATACAAAGAAAAATGAGTAAAAACATTCTATTCATAACGGAGCAGCTTTTCAAGGAAAGGACCGGAGCTTCGAACAACATCGACAGCAAGCAGTTGTTCCCGATGATTAAAGTCGCTGGGGATATTCACATTCAGCCAGCGCTAGGTTCTAGGCTTTACAAGCGGCTTCAGGATGGCATCGAAGGGGATAACCTTACACCGGATGAAGAGACGCTAATTAACGACTATATTACGGACGCGCTGATTTGGTACACAATGTCAATGCTCCCGATGGTCATGGGTTATCAACTTTTCAGCAAAGGCTTTCTGCAAAAAACGGCTGAAGATAGCAATTCACCATCACGCGGCGACTTGGAAATGCTGGAGGATAAATACAAGGGCATGGCGGAGTTTTACAAGACGCGCATGATTAAATACCTTCAGGAAAATTACACGCTTTATTTTGAGTATTTTAATACGGGCAGCGGCTTCGATGTTATTTTCCCTGAAGAAAAGGGCTACACTTGCCCGATTTATTTAGGCGACCGATCAGCAGAACCACGCTATCCGAACTACTCGAACTCAACAAGTGGATATTCCGCTCCGAACTATACGACCTATACGGCTACGGCAGGGCAAACATCGTTCACGATTGACGTGCTTGTGGGTAGGACGGTGCTGCTTGCGGTGCGTTCGGGATTGGTTAAAAATATCACTACCAGCACGACTGCCGATACAGAATTTCTGCAAATCGTGGGGGGCGTGGTCACACTACCGACTGGAGACGTGACCTTTGCTGGCGAAAAATTTATTTTCCAATACAGATAAATATGTCGAAAGGCTACAAAAAAGAGTACGTCCAAAAAGTAAAAGCAAAGTTTAATGAATTACAATCAGGTAGTAAAAAAGATTCAAACGCTACTGGAAAGCCATCCGATGCTAAACACGGTTCGGTTCACAACACCGAACGAGTGGCTAGGGTATGAAGAACAGCCAGTTTTTCCGGTGGCGAATTTCTTTATTGCTAGCGGTCAGTTGAACCGGGGCAGTGACTTTTTTTACAGCATCGAGTTCTGGTTTTTGGACAAGTCAGGTGTCGAGGGGGAGTTTGAGCAAGAGGTAATTTCGGATCAGCATTCCATCGCGAACGATATTATTCTGGCTTTACGTCGGGACAATACCATCAGCATTGACGACAATATCGCTTGGACGGCGTTATCGGAGAAATTCGAGGACTACCTTTCAGGCGTGACATTAACATTTAATCTTCAAACAAACGGCGAATTTTCAAACTGCGATTTTCCTATATGAAAAAACTACTTACTTTATTTTTTGTCTTTTGTGGACTTGTCACTTTTGGGCAAGTTTATCAGCTTATGCCGCAATACGGATATCAGGCAAGCCGATTCCGGTTCGATTCTACGCTTCAAATTCCTACGGTTTGTGGAGTGCCTACCTTGAAAAGTAACGTGACTAAATTGGGCGCTATTGCGTTCGATTCGTGTAATAACAGATTTTACACCTACAACCCAAAGACGGCTACATGGTCGCAAGTTTCTGGGGGTGGTGGTTCGACTGATACCACTTCCTTATCGAACCGAATTAACCTTAAATTGGACAGCGTTAAGCGTCGGTCGGATTCGGTCTTTGCCTATCGGAACGGAACAGAGATTTTCCAGTTTCGGGATTCGGTAAAATACGATACATCAACCGTCGTCATTATGTCGGTAGTGAATGCCACCGGGACTACCTTGCTGAAGGGCGAAGCGGTTTATTTATTCGGCGCGACTGGTTCGACTGCGTCCGTCAAAAGAGCGAATAATAAAAGCGACACGACTAGTTCAAAAACTATCGGAATAGTTCGACGCGATATTGCCGCTGGTGCTACCGGAACGGTGACGACGCAAGGTCAGGTCGAAAAGTTGAACTTGGGAGCATACAACGAAGGGGACATTCTTTATTTAGATTCAATTGATGGTCGATTGACAAAGGTAAAACCAGTTGCCCCTTACCATCAGGTCTTTGTTGGCGTGGTGGAGCGAGCTAATAATGGTAACGGATTGATGTATATCAAGCCGCAAAACGGATATGAACTAGGCGAGCTGCATAATGTGAGCGTAAATAACGAGCGTCAAAATGCAGTATTTTATTTCGATTCCACGAATAGAGTTTGGAAAGCACAATCAGCTTACAATCTTGTCGATACTACGAAGCTGTCTGCACGTATTGACCAGCGCGTGCGTTATTCTCTTATTTCAAACGATACAATAAAGACAAACGGAAGGACGCTTAATGTAAATGCGACTGGTTCGACTAGAAATACTACACTCAAAATTGACACAAATAGTGTTATACTTAATAGCATTTTAGGATCAAATAATAGCGGTTTTAGCTTTTTCTATAATAGTATAAATTTGGCTCAAGTAAGTGGATCAAATACAAATATAATAAGACTTGAAAATAACGTGGGTGCTGATTTGTCTTCCGCAGATGCTTTTACTACTGATGGATTTAATACTAGCGCTGCCGTCGGTTCGTTTTGGTATGTTGATGGTTACGACACAATCGGCATTTTGCCACGTACAAATGGAACAAGCGGACAGATATTAAAGCTAGGTGACGGCGCGCAATTAGTTTGGGCGAACGATGAGACCGGATCGGTAGACACGACTTCGCTTTCAAACCGAATCAACACAAAGCTGAACAGCGCTGACACGGCTTCTTTATCCAACCGGATCAACACCAAGCTCAATATATCAGACACGAGCGTTTTCCAACGCAAGGAATTGCCAGCCTATTCATTCGTGGCAAATGGAACAAGCGTGGCGGCAAATGGTGCGGCTACTTATTTTAAGGACACGTCAGGCACTTACACCGGAACGATAACTTGGGGTTCAAGCAATCCATCCGGAACAACCAACCACAACTACAAATGGACGCGAATTGGGAAGATGGTTAACCTGACCGTCTCTCTAGTTTATGGAACGGCATCAGCAGCAAACAATACCACGCTAACATTTACTTTGCCATCCGATGCACCAACTCCATCCGAACCGGGCGGACTGACTGCTGCTTCGACTTATATGTATCCAGCTTACTGCATTGGAGGTAATACTTTGACAACGGTAGCAAACCTTGGTTTTCGCGGCGGCATGAGAAATAATTCAGGCAATAACGGCTACGAAGTTGTCATTGCTTTTAACGCATCTACTTTTATTTATTTTGTCACCACAATAACTTATTGGACTGATTAATATGCCACACATTAGACGCAAAATCGAAGGCACGCCATCGCCTACAAACAGAATGGCTTACATCGTTGTCATAACTACGGATTGGGCAGCACCACTAGAGGATCATCCAAAGGTATTAGAGCATCCCGATTTGTACGAAGTGACAAACGACGACATACCAACTGACACAACCATCTGGAGTATTGAATTTGAAAACAACCAATAAATGAAACAATTCGAAGATCAGCAAATCAAAGGCGTGACCATTGGAACGGTTAAGTCATTAGTAATATCAACCGTAATTACGTGTTCCTTTATTTTTGGAATGTACTACGGACTAGTGGGTAAAATTGAAAAAATCGGTCAGGCGACCGAAGCCAACAATAAATTAATCGAGCTTCGTCTGTCCTACCTTGAGCAAAAAATAAACGCTTTAGAAATCCAAATCAATCAAATCAAAAAGCCATGAGTACATTCTTAAATTTGAACATCGAAGATTTAGCCAAGGGGTTAATCTTAACCGTCCTGACTAGCGTAGTGACCATTGTTTACAACACGGTTTCCGCTGGTTCTCTTACCTTTGACTGGCAGGCAATCGGCTTGACTGCCTTGACTTCCGGTCTCGCCTACCTGATGAAAAACTTGCTGACAAACAGCAAAGGAGAATTTCTCGGCAAGGAGAAATAAAAAAAGAGCGAGTAGAAACCCGCTCCGTCCTAGTCCCTAAAAAACAATGAGACCACAAAGATATGAAACTTTATTACATAGCCATATTTTTTTTGGTCTCTTGCAACGGTCCACGTCAAGCCGAGCGGCAAGTCCGCCGGGCATACCTAAACCATCCAGAAGTAGTGGCAAAAAATTGCAGTCAGTGGTTTCCAATAAAGGAAACCATTGTCGTTGATAGCCACGACCTTCATACGTTCGATTCTGGGCGTTTATTTATTCTTTCGGGTATTGATACCATTTACAGATACATCACCGATACAATCGTCTTAAATAAGCTCACACGTACACGGGAGTTCGTGGAACGTCTGAAGCCAGTTGAGCGGACGATATACGTCAGGGATTCCGCTACTATTTACGTAAATCAGGCGAAAGCCGACAAGGTGGGCAAGCAGAACGACAATCTTAAATGGTGGTTGATCGGTCTGCTTTGCCTTATTATTTTACTCCTAATCTTTAGAAAATGAAACCTAGTCAAAAGGCAGTGGACCTAATTAAGCAGTTCGAGGGATTCCGGGCAAACGCCTACCTATGCCCGGCGAATGTTCCCACCATTGGGTACGGATCGATAACGTGGGGCAATGGTCAGCGCGTCAAGATGGGCGAAATAGTAAGCATGGCAACTGCTGAAAAGCTGTTGCTGAATGATCTTGAAAAGCGGGCAAAGGCACTGGAAGGGCTGAAGGTCAACCAGAATCAATTCGACGCTTTAATATCATTCGTCTATAACCTAGGCGTTGGGGCGTTTAAGGGTTCGACTTTATTCCGCAAGGTGCAGCAAAATCCGGAAGACGTGACCATTCGTCACGAGTTCATGAAGTGGAACAAAGCGCGGGTTGCTGGCAAGTTGATCGAGCTGAAAGGGTTAACCAGGCGAAGGGATGCCGAAGCTAATTTATACTATGCAGAAATCTAACATTGCACGCGAGTACCGGACGAAGTTCCCGGATATGCCGACGCTTAAACTGGCGCGAATCATGTATGCCGAGCATAATCTTCTATTCAAAAACGTGGAAGACGCAAGGGTTACACTACGATACATCGAAGGTAAAAAAGGGAATAGGGATCGAAAGCACGCAATCAACACGCCAACATACATGGAAGAACAAAGACCGTTCAATCCTTACAACCTGCCGACATCGGATGAGGTTGTCTATTCTCCATTCGTTTTCCCGCACCATAACAAGGTCGGCATCTTGTCTGATATCCATTTGCCCTACCATAATTTAGACGCGCTGACGGAAGCCATTACTGCCTTGAAGCGTGAAAAGGTGGACGCGGTGCTGCTCAACGGAGATACCATCGACTGCCATACCTTAAGCAGGTTTGCCAAAGATCCAAAGAAACGTGACTTCAAATATGAGATTGATACGCTTAAATCGTTTTTTGAAAAGCTCGACGAAATTCTGAAGTGCAAGATTTATTTTAAGATCGGAAACCACGAGGCGCGATATGAACACTTCCTGATGCAAAAGGCACACGAATTGAAAGGGATTGATGACTTCGAATTTTCCAATATAATCAAGGCAAGGGAAAAGGGTATTGAAGTTATCGACTCGAACCGATACATGAAACTGAATGGCTTGAATGGCATCCACGGACACGAGTATTTCGGAGTGACCAGTCCGGTGAACATTGCTCGCGGTCTTTACATGAAGGGAAAGACGTCTGCATTCCAAGGGCATAACCACCAGACGAGCGAACATACGGAGACGGACATGAACGGGAATATAACGACCACATGGTCTATCGGCTGTTTATCAGAACTGCATCCCGGTTATATGCCCCTAAATCGTTGGAACCACGGGTAAGCTGGGTTGAACTGGATGAGAACGGCGTGGACTATAAATTTCACAATAAACGAATCTATAAAGGCAAAACGCTATGAGTGAAGAACCGGAAGAACTGCAAGGGGAGATCGTCTTCACGACGACTGCCGAATACATTCAGGGCGCGTCTGTTGCACTGGCTACGGTCAGCGAGCTTGATCCGATGATAATGAATAAAGCGGACGAGCTACGAGTAAAAAGAATAAAGCGCAAAGCGATCAAAATAATCGACATTTGCATTTCGGAAATGTACGACGAGCTATTCGAAACGGATGAGGATGAATAAATAATAGGTTTTTGTTTTTGTGTTTTTGCCCCGGTATGTCTATGCTGGGGCTTTGTTTTTCAATCGGTTACATATTGCAAAAATAAATTTTCAAAAAAAGATTGCCCTGTTTGATTGTTTATTGTGGAAAGCTGTTTATATTTGTGGAAACAAAACACAAAACCATGATTCTACACGCATCAAAATCAATCGAAGGTCAAGAGCTTGACATTGTTGTCAACTACGACCGGACTTCCAACGAGGTTATCGAAGTCATTGAAATCTGCATTAACAAAGTAGACGTTTCTCCAACGCTTTGCCATCTAGGGGCTGACTTCAGAATACTAGAGCATTTCGAATGGCAAGGCATTTACGCTAACCACATTAATCAATTCAAATAAACACAACATGAAAAAAGACGCAACCATTGTAACCATCGGCATTCTGCTAGCCTTATTCGCTGACTGGATTTTATCACAACTCTAAACCATAAACCATGTACTACAAACACAAAAACCTAGATTCCTACATCATGGCGACTCCGGCAAGGATAGTCAAGACCTACACCGATTCCGCTATTCAGTACACTCGGAACGACTACTGCTTTAATCTTGAAGCAGACATCAATACCGATATGTACGAACCTATTACACAAGACGATTTTCGGCTCGCTTTATCCAATGTAATCGAATCCCTAACACAAACACTTAAAACCATCAACCATGTCTAAAAGCCAAAGCACAAAAGAAATTACCAAGGCGCTGATAACCTTTCAGGTAAAGGTCGACACGATCCGCAAGGACGCGAAGAATCCGTTTTTTAAGTCCACTTACGCATCGCTGGCAAACATTCTGGATTCTATCAAAGAGCCGCTGATTGAATGCGGACTAGCCATTACACAATTCCCCTACGGCGAAAACGGACTGATGACTATTCTTATGCACGAATCCGGGGAATGGATCGGATTTGAATATCAGATGCGACCAGTCAAGGACGATCCCCAGGGACGCGGATCTTGTTTGACCTATATGCGTCGTTATAGCATCGCCAGCGTTTTATGCTTGAATATCGATCAAGACGACGATGCCAACCTTGCAACTCATGGGCAAAGCACACCGGACGAAAAGCAATGGCTTGACAAAAACACGCCTGCATTCGTCAGCGCGATGGAATATATCAGAGGCGGCGGCTCGATTGATAAAATAAAGGCAAAGTACAAGCTGAATAAAGAAATTGAATCATTATTAACCTTCAAAAAATAAACACATGAGATTTACATCAATGCAATATCTGGAAGAAAGATTAGCTACTTTGGCAACGGCAAGCCCTGAATTGATTGCTAGATGGTTGGAAACCATTAAAGTTATGCACGAGTGCGAAATCAAAGGCGCTTACATCAACGGGCAGCTAACAAAATTCGACGACTTCAAAGACAGATATAAAAACGCTGACGACTATTATAACATTAACTTCAAAAAATAAAACAACAAAACCATGCAAACAAATCTCAAATTGAATCTTTTGACTTACTTCAACCCAGTTCATTCAAGAACTCCAGAAAACCAAGCTCACGCAATGATTAGCTTGTCTGATAAAAAAGGAGCAAACGACAACCACTATTTTTACATCAAACACTTACTTGCAAATCATGGATTGAAATGGAAGTACATAAGATTTGCACACAATTCTGGAAATCTTTTTGTAACTGAAGGAAATGAAGAAAACGGCTTTTTCATAGCATCAAACAATGCAGTGCAAAACAAACAACTGCTCATTGAAATTTTTAATTTTTTCAGAATACCAGTTCCTATTCATAAAGGGCAAAAAATGAAAGTAAATTTTACATTTAGCAAAGTTGAAGAAGGATTGTTTATACTTAAAAAAATCTAACCATGCTCCCTACAATAACAAACGAAGTAAACAAGTCCATGCTTAAAAGCATGGCATCCAGCACACTAGAAGAACTGATGGAGAACGGTCGAATTATCGAAGCCGCTGACATGATCGCCAAAATGGAGTTCTTCATTAAGGAACTGAAAAGCAACCCGGAGTACGTCGATTTTCTACGCTACGAAATAGCAAAGTACGGAAGCTCGCACACTACACCATCCGGTACCAGAATCGAACTGGCTGAAGTCGGGGTAAAATACGACTACGTCTTCTGCGAAGATGACATCCTGAACGATATGGTCATTCAACGCGAAGCACTCGACGAACGAATCAAAGAACGTCAGGAGTTCCTGAAGCGTCTGCCAGCGGAAGGGATTGACATTATTACAAACTACGGCGAAGTAAAGCGAATCTATCCACCTTCAAAGTCATCAACCAGCAGTATTAAATGTACAATCTCAAAATAAATAAATTATGCCAAAAGCAAGTCAAACATCTGTAGAATGGTTGTTGACACAATTAGTCAACGCTGAATATATTAATCAAAATGAATTAACTGATAAAAATTCTAACCTTTATTTTTTATGTGAATCCGCTTTGAAGTTAAACATCTTGCAAATTAAACACGGTTTCCACGATGGTAGAACATGGAATATGTCATGGAATCCTGATTCATATTATGAAGAAGTATTCGAAAAAAATGGCAGATACATTTAATTTTCAACTAATCGCGGACGAGGTCAGCAAGGGCAAAAGCCGGAAAGTATACGCGAAAGCGGGCGAGCTGGTTAAAGTCATTGCTGACCACAATACAGTCGCAATCTGCGAAAAGCAGAACGGAGAGCGATTTTCAACACTATTCACAAACCTAAAACAAAAGACATGAATCAATCAGCAGTATCATGGTTATTATCGAAACTTGAAAAGATTAAATTATTCGGACAAACTCCTGATGAAAAAATTGCAAGTTATAAATTTCAAAGAAATGAAATAATACAACAAGCAGTTGAACTCGAATACAAATTAAGGTTGAACCATGAAATTGAAAATTATATTGAACTTACCGACGATGAAATTGCAGACGGTTCAATAGAATATCAAAAAAACTTAACTAAATACCTTGACAATATGCAAGCATTTAAGGAATCAATTTCTTTCATGCAAGGTGCTAAATGGTATCGTAAACAATTAAATGATAGAACATGAACCTAAATGAATGCATCGCCTACCACAAGGCAAACCCGCAAATTTACGCCATGTTTGTACGCTTCACGAACGAAGCCATCCGGAGCAAGCGTCCGCGTTATTCAAGTAAAATGATCGTCGAGCGCATTCGCTGGGAAACCATGATAAAAGCGGATGAAGGATACAAGATAACTAACGACATGACTGCTTTTTATTCTCGATTGTGGATGCTGGAAAATCCAACTAAACAACTATTCAAAACACGTCGTTCATTTTTGGACGGACTTAAACTCAAAATGTTATGATCTGCACCCGATGCAAAAAAACTTTAATGGCTGAAATCGACGAGCCTATTTTCAAAGATGCGAAGGTGGTAATCGAACGCGCTTGCGATGCCATCGGAATCAAACACAAGGACCTAATAAAGAAAAGCAGACGGCAGCAGCTTGTCGAAGGTCGAATGATCTTGTCGCACGTCCTTTATTCAAACCCGTCGCTCGGACTAGCTTTGTCCGACGTGGCTAAATTAGTCGGCTTGTCTGACCATACGACCATCATTCATCTGCTTCGCAAGCTGGAAACGTATTGCGGAATTTATCCGGAATGGAAGGATCGACTTATGCACATTCATTCCTTGACCTACGGAAGTTTTGTTTTTTGCAAAATTTGATTTATCTTTGTGAAAACCCACACACGGAATAGCGGACGAGTTTGGGTTAAAATCCACCATTAAAGGGGAGTTCAATGCCGCTATCATTGTTCTCCCTTTTTTTATTTTATGTCAGTAGAGATAACAAAAAAATTCATTGACGATGAATCAGAGTCAAAGCTCGAAGTATTTCTAAACACACACGGCAAAATTTCATTTTTCATTGACAATGAATATGAAATAGCTTTGGATATTGAAACTACAAAGCACCTGATTAATGAATTGATTAAAGAAGTCAACTATGCAAAAGAAGGAGGTTCTGATGAGTAAACGATTTACAGACACCGAAAAGTGGAAGGACGACTGGTTCCTTTCACTTTCCAACGACGAAAAGGTAGCTTGGTTTTGGTTGCTAGATAACTGCAACCATGCCGGCATCTGCAAGCCATCAATCGGTCTTTTGAACTTCATGTGTCGAACTAATTATACCGAAGAACAACTGATTCAAATCATGGACGGACGCGTGGTTAAATTTGACGGAATGTGGTTCATTCCAAAATTTTTGAAGTTTCAATACGGAACACTTGTAAGCAAAATGCCAGCGGTTAAATCAGTAGTTAAAGAATTGAAATCCAAAAAGTTACTGGATTTTTCTAAAGAATTTGTTGAAGTTCCTTTACTTGATGATTTAATCGAATCAGATAACTCTTTAACAACAGTTACCGAACAGTTACCTAAGAGTTCCCTAACTCTTAAAGATAAAGATAAAGATAAGGATAAGAATAAAGTTAAAGTATTATTAGATATTACACCATTTTCAGAAAATTTCATGCAACACTGGAACGAATGGAAAAAATACAAGATTGAGCAGCATGGTTTCAAATACAAGTCGCCTTTGACTGAAAAAAAAGAATTCAATCGGCTTTTGAAATTGTCGCAAAAAAATGAAACTTTTGCGATTGAATTGCTCGACAATGCAATGGCAAGAGCGTGGGAAGGGTTTCATATTCCAAACGACAAAAAAGTAAAACAACATGAACCAGCAAATCGCGACCAAGCAAGAATCGACTACTGGAATCACATGGTCGACACTTTCGGAACTGATGAGGAGAAAGCCACTCGAAAAATCGTCTGATATAGAAATTCAGGAAGCGCTGATGCGCATCTACGTCTGGATCGGACTCCGCAAGCAGCACCACCCGACCGACTTCGAGGCGCGAATCTTGATGGAGTTCCTACGCGATACCTACCCAAAAATGGCAAAGGACGAACTACTAGCAGCGTTTAAGTTAGGCATTCAGGGACGGCTTGACGTTACCGACATGAACCCATTCGACCAGTTCAGCATTCCGTACCTTCAAAAAATTATTTTTTCATATCGAAGATTTATCTCAAATTTATGGCGTGAAACTCCGGAGGAACAACCGAAGGAAATCGAGTACAAGATGACAAAAGAGGAAAAGCTAGCCGATATTGAAGCGTATCGCAAAGCAGATTTGCCCGCTTCGAAATATCCGGTTTACCTTTACGAGTGGGCAGATGAGCTTGGACTGATTAAATTCTCGGATGCTGAAAAGGTGCAACTGTATGCTGAAGCCATCAAGATCAGAGAAGACCAGATCAGGGGGAACGGCGATCGGGTGGAGTGGAAGCGGTTTAAGGAAATGAAAGACAACCATTTTCAGAACATAAACA